CTAACAAATAGAGTTAGAATGCCAAAGATTGCAACTGGTGCTTCAGCAGGATTTGTTGAAGAAGCAGGTAATGTTTCAGATCAAAGTCCAACAGATGCAGGTGTAACATTACAACCTAGAACATTAGGTGCATTCGCAACTATTTCAAGATTGTTAATGTTAGAGAGTATTCCTGCAATTGAGCAGATAGTACAAGATGACATTTTACGATCTATTGCTGATAAGATTGAATATTATGCAATAAATGGTTCTGGTGCATCTGGGCAACCAACAGGAATATTAACAAATTCAGATGTTAATAATCTTGACATTTCTGCAGGTACAGACGTTGCAGCATTAACTTGGGCAGATATTACTGATCTGGTGAAGTTAGTTGAAGAAGATAATGGAATTGTAAATGCAAATACATTAGGTTTCTTAACTAATCCTAAAGTTAAAGCTAAAATGGCAAATACTGTAAGAGTGGCATCTTCTGATAGTGTAATGTTATTGAATGATCCTTGGAATGCCATTTATGGTTACAAGGCAGAGTTCACAAATAACGTGCCGTCAGACCTTGATCCGGGCGATGGTGGATCAGATGCATCTGCAATGATTTTTGGTGACTTCTCACAGTTAATGGTGGGATTATTCGGCGCACCATCAATTATAGTTGATCCATATACAGGCTCTAAGTCTGGTGATGTTCAAATAAGCATCATGCAAGAAGTTGACGTGGCATTAAGAAATGCGATTTCATTTGCTAAAACAGATGAGATTTCAACTGCTTAATTGCAAATTTAATCTAGGGGGTGACTTTAGGGTCACTCCCATTTATATTGTGAGGTATTATGAAAATCAGAATTTTAGATAAATGTTATACAGGAATTAGTGGCAATATGTTCAAAGGTGAGGAATATGATTTTGAAGAACGTATGGCAAATAAATTAATTGTAAGAGGTTATGCAGAAGAAGTAAAAGAAAAGAAAGCAAAAAAAAGTTTTATGAATAGAGCCATTAAAAAAGTAGAAACTCCAGAGGATGAGTAATGCCAGTTGAAAGTGCAGCAGATCGATTATTATTTTTAGATGTAGATGATTTTGGAACTACTGCAAGCTATACTGTTCAAGGTGGTTCAGCAGTTAATGTAATTGGAATATTTGATAATGAGTTTATAGAAGTTGATGCAGGTGGAACAGTTGGAGTTGCAATTCAACAACCTAGATTTTTATGTAGAACTGATGACGTTCCATCTGCAACTGAAGGCGATGCAATAACAATTTTAACTGTAAATTATACAATTAGAATTGTTCAAGATGATGGAACTGGAATGACAACTTTTGTATTAGAGAAAAACTAATGGCACATTTAAGAAATCAAATAAGAGATGCCGTTGTTACTCGTTTAACAGGGTTATCAACTACAGGATCAAATGTATTTAGATCAAGAATATATCCTTTAGAAAATAATAAATTGCCGGGTTTATGTATATTTACAAAGTCAGAAGCTACAACTTTTGACACATTAACAAGACCCAGATCAATAAGTAGAGTTTTAGAAATTGGTGTTGAAGCATATGTTAAAGCGATAAGCAATTATGATAATACACTTGACACAATTGCAGTAGAAGTTGAAGAAGCTATTGCATCAGATGTTACTTTTAGTAATCTTGCAAAAGACACTCAAGTTACATCTTTTGATGCCGATTTTAGTGGTGATGGGGAACAACCTGTTGCCATTGGTCGGTTCACAATCGAGGTTAATTACAGAACCTTAGAAAACGACGTAGAAACTGCAGCTTAAAAGGAGATAAAAATGGCAACACACGCAGGATCAGAAGGAACAGTTAAAAGTGGTGCAAATGCAGTCGCTGAAATTCGTTCTTTTACATTAGAAGAAAGTGCAGACACAATTGAAGATACTACTATGGGTGATTCTTCAAGAACTTATTTAGCTAGTTTAAAAACATTTAGTGGTTCTGTCGATTGTTTCTGGGATGAAACCGATACAGATGGTCAAGTATCATTTGCAGTTGGTGCATCAGTAACATTAGCCGTATATCCAGAGGGAGCAACTTCTGGTGATACATTTTATTCTGGCACTGCTATTGTAACAGGTAGATCAATTACATCATCATTTGATGGTATGGTTGAAGCATCTTTTACATTGCAAGGCACAGGCGCACTAGCAACTTCAACTGTTTAATAGGTGTTGAATGTCATTAGGTGAACAAATAGCATCTAGGCGTATAAAAGAAAAAAGAACTATTGAAGTTCCAGAGTGGGGTGAAGATAATGTTCCTTTAATTTTATATACTAGTGCAATAACGGCAGGTGATATCAATAAGTTGCAGAGAAAGCATAAAAACTTTCTAAATGATATGACTGTTGATGGAATGGTTGATTTAATTATAATGAAAGCTGAAACCAAAGATGGTGAGAAAGCATTTACATTAGTTGATAAACCATTTTTAATGAGTGAAGAAGTCGGTATTATAGCAAGTTTATCTGCTAAAATGTTTGGCGAAACTGTTTCTGTAGAAGAACAGGAAAAAAACTAAAAAGCGATTTGTTAAGGTTTAATTTGTTAGCTTTGGCAGATCGCTTACATAAAACAGTTGATGAAGTTGAACATTTAACTTTATCTGATATTAACGAATGGTATGCATATTTTAAGGTGTTAGAAGATGGCAGATCAAAATCTTAAAGTCACATTATCAGCAGTTGATAAAACCAGAGCAGCCTTTTCAAGTGTTAGAGGTGGTTTAGGTAAAATTGGGAAATCAGTTGGTGGCATTAAAGGTGCTTTAGCAGGGTTGGCTGCTGCTGCAGGATTAAAAGCATTTGCATCACAAATAGATAATTTAGCAAAAGCATCAGGCAGACTAGGTTTAACAGTAAATCAAATACAATCTTTACAATTCGCTGCTAGTCAAACTGGTGCGAGTGCTGAAGAACTTGAAAAAGGTTTAACTAGATTTACAAGAAATATATCAGAAGCATCAACAGGCATTGGAACTGGTGTAAAGTCATTTGAAGCATTAGGAATAAGTGTAACAAAAGCAGATGGTTCTTTAAAACCTACAAATGAATTATTAAATGAGGTTTCTGATAGTTTAAGTGGCGTTAAAGACCCTGCAGATAAACTAAGAATTGCATATGATTTATTTGGTAAATCTGGTGTTAATTTAGTTAATACATTACAAGCAGGTTCTGGTGAATTAGAAAAATTAAGAGGTGAATTTAATTCAGTAACTTTACAATTAACTGAAAAAGATGCAAAAGCAGTTGAAGAAGCTAATGATTTATTTGATAAAATAGGCAGAACATTTACTAGCGTTGGGCAAAAAATAACTGCAAATGTGTTGCCAGTTTTAGCTAATATGGCAAAGTTTTTAACAGTTTTAGTTGTTGAAGGATTTGCAAACGCTATAGAAGCATCAAGAAATTTTGTTAATTTTTTTATAAAGGCATATAATAAATTAGCTGATTTAGTTGGGATTGATCCATTTGAAGAAGCAACATTTGGTAAAAATTTAGAAGAAAATTTAAGAAACATTGCTAAATCATTTGATGCAACATCAGAAAGTTTAACTAAAGTAAATGAACCATTAAGAATAACAATTAATGGTTTTAAACGTGTTTCAGATGAAATAAAACCTTTAAAAGCTATTTTGACTGATACAGAAAAGGCGTTTATTGATGTTGCTCAAAAAGGAACTGATGCACTTGCTGATAGTATGGTTGGATTAATACAAGGTACAGTTGCAACAAAAGATGCTTTTAAAAATATGGCTAATTCTATAATTTCTGATTTAGTTAGAATGGCAATTAAAAAATATATAACAGATAAAATTTTTGGAATAGCTACAAATTATATTACAGGAACAACAACTCCATCACCACCACCACCTGCACCCGGAAGGGCAATAGGTGGATCTGTTCAACGTGGAAAGCCTTATATGGTTGGAGAAAGAGGAGCAGAGTTATTTGTTCCAAATAGAAATGGGTCAATAGTTCCAAATGATAAAATGGG